TTTGGAGAGAAAAATAATAATATAAGAGTTCTTAATATGGGGGGGGTACGAGATTTAGAAGATAAAAATGATAATTATAGTGATGATGAGTTTGAAAACAATGAATTGGAAGAATTGGAAGAATTGGAAGAATTGGAAGAATCGGAACAAATTTTGGACCCATCTGGCGGAGATTTAGAACCTTTGCAAAATTATCATGAAGATGAAATAATCAATACAGATAATGATAAAAATTCAAACATATATGACTTGAAATCTATTAATATTTCTAATTTAGAAGAAATGAAATTGGATGAAACAAATTATAAAAAATTATCAATCAACAGACTCAGAATGATTGTTGTTGAAAAAAAAATTGTTGATGAATCATCAAAATTGAAAAAACATGAATTATTAAAATTACTCGAGATTGAATAATATTATTCTTTATTTTTATCTATTATGAATATATACATATAATGTCTTGGGCTCAATGCTACAGTGCTTCTAATAATACACATTTCAATTTTCCTCCTATAATGGCTGATGGACGCAATTATGCATCATGGCAACCTGAAGCCGTCATAAATCAAAGGATTCAAAATCAAGAAGGAATAAAATCTAATTGGGATTACAGACAATATATGCAAAAGAATGGATTACATATTATGAAATATAATTCATTAGAAGCATGTTACGAATTAGGATTAGATCCACATACACAAACTGGTACTACACCATCTACTAACGTTCCTTTCACTTTCCGCAATACATTTGATACGAATACACCTGGTTTTGGTTATCGTAATAGTGATTTGAAAAATCCTTACTTAACCAGAGAACAATTGAATGCGAGAATGGTTTCGCCGTCAATAAATCCTAAAAATTTTTAACGACATGTATTTCTATTTTATCAATCTAGATATATTGGATAATCACAATTATTCTGAACAGTGTTACTATAAAAAACAATATAATGACTATTTAATCAATAATTATTATACATGAAAATTCTTAGTATTGATGTGGGAATTAAAAACTTGGCTTTTTGTCTATTTGAGAGAATTAATAATAATAATCTAACAAATTTATCTCAAACAGTAAAAAATCAATACAAAATTATAAAATGGGATGTTATTAATATTTCTGAAGAAAATACATTAAAATGTAATTTCGTTGATGACAAAAATATATGTGATAAAGTTGTAAAGTTTAGGAAAAATCATCAATGTTTTTGCATAAAACATTCAAAAAAGCAACCTTTTTTAATACCGAATAATGAACTAAAACTTTCATTTATTAAAAAACAGAAAATTTCCACACTAATTGATATTGCTAATAAATATAAAATCATATATACTATACCAATTAAAAAGGCACAATTACTTTCTTTGATTAATGATTATATTCAAGAAAAATGTTTTGAAACAGTTATCGCAACTAATGCATCAAAGACTGATTTGATTACTATTGGACGTAATATTAAATATAAGTTTGAACAAACATTTATTGAAACTAATTCTTCAAGTGAAAAACAATTTGCAGAAATAATAGATCATATTGTGATTGAAAATCAAATAAGCCCAATAGCAAATCGAATGAAAACAATTCAAGGAATGATAGCACAATACTTTATTATGACTAACAATACTACAAATATTGAATTTGTATCCGCATCTAATAAACTTAAGGATTGTGATAAAACAAATAAAATTAAATACAGTGATAGGAAAAAATTAGGTATAGCTATTTGTTATCAAAAATTAAACGACGAATTCAAATCAGATAATATGACAGAATATTTTAATAACCATAAGAAAAAAGATGACCTTGCTGATTCATTTTTGCAAGGCTTATGGTTTATTAATAATAGAAATTTATAACCATAATATATGTTATCCAGGCTTCTTTGAGAGATACCTGGCAACCATAATATATGTTTATCTGTTTTATTACTTAAAAATATATTTTGATAAATAAATATATGAATACAAATTCTGTTGATACGCTTATCGTTGAAAGAGAACAAATCAACCTTGAGGAAATACAATATTTAGATTTATGTAGTGATATTATTAATAATGGTATCAAACGTGTTGATCGAACAGGAACAGGTGTTTTATCTAAATTTGGTGTTCAAATGAGATTTTCTCTGAGTGATAATATTTTACCATTATTAACAACAAAACGTGTATTTTGGCGAGGAGTTGCTGAAGAATTGCTTTGGTTTATAAAAGGTTCGACTAATTCTAATGAATTATTTGACAAAGGTATTCATATTTGGGATTCTAACGGTTCAAGAGAATTTCTCGATTTAAGAGGTTTGTCGGAAAGAGAAGTTGGTGATATTGGACCGGTATATGGATTCCAATGGAGACATTTTGGGGCAAAATATATTGATATGCATACTGATTATACCGGACAAGGTTTCGACCAACTCGCTGAATGTATCAAATTAATTAAAACAGACCCTTGTAATAGAAGAATTATTATGTCTGCATGGAATCCTTCTGATTTACATCTTATGGCATTACCCCCGTGTCATATGTTTTGCCAATTCTTCGTTGATAATGAAAAAGGCGAACTTTCGTGTCAAATGTATCAAAGGTCTGCAGATTTAGGATTAGGTGTTCCATTCAATATCGCAAGTTATTCATTATTAACACATATCGTAGCACAAGTATGTGGTCTTAAAGCTGGTGATTTTATTTATACTATTGGCGATGCTCATATTTATCTTAACCATATTACTGCTATTGAAGAACAATTATTGCGTGATACAAGAAAATTTCCAAAAATAAAAATAAATAAAGAAAAAACGGATATTGATTCATTTCAATTTAGCGATTTCGCAATTACTGAATATAATCCTCATCCTGTTATTAAGATGCATTTGTCAGTATAATAAAATTTTTAAATTTCTAACCGGTAAATACCTTGATATTTAAAACGTCGGAGTGTTGTTTGAAATATTCAAGGGTATAAATTTACTTGAAAGTAATTCATCAATATTGCTAATTTATCAAAAAATCAAATATATATATATATTTGTTCGTAAGACTTAAAATTATATGTTCTAATTAATGAATAATAAATGAATAACATGATTGAAATTTCAGAGTTTGATATTAATGATAATTGGAACGACGAGCCCAAGAAATCATCTAACTTCGGTGGGGGTTTAGAATTCTTGATGAACGATAAAGTTAAAGAAAGTATTAAAGTTACAAGTGATATTGATTTAGAAGATTTGAATAATTTAGAGAATGAATTGAATAATCTTAGTGATATTCCTACAAGTTCATTTCAGAGTAAATCTGATTTATTTGGTTCTGGAGACGATAAACAATCATATGTACGATTCAATGACGAGCCTTCTGTTGGTAAATCTACTGCTGATACAAGTAGCAACGATTCTAAAACGTGGGATGGGTATGGTAAGTTCAATAATATACCTTTAAATCCTGATAAAAATATACCTATTGAACCCAAACTATCAAAAGAAGAAATGTTAAAAGAAAAATTCAAATATCTTAGAAAACTTGAAGCTTTGGAAAAAAAAGGCGTTGATTTATCTAAAAAGTATGATATGGAATCTTCTCTTATGGAAATGCAAGGCGAATATGAGACAATTATGGATGAAAAAACAAAAACTAATTCAGTAAAATTTCAAGGCAATATGCTTATGGCTGTGATTAATGGTATGGAATTTTTGAATAGTCGTTTCGACCCTTTTGATATTAAACTTGATGGATGGAGCGAACAAATTAATGAAAATATTACTGATTACGATGACATTTTCGGCGAATTACATGATAAATATAAATCAAAAGCATCAATGTCACCAGAACTAAAATTACTTTTCCAATTGGGCGGTTCCGCTATGATGATTCATATGACTAATACAATGTTTAAATCAGCTATGCCTGGTATGGATGATGTTTTTAGACAAAATCCAGACCTTATGAGATCGTTCCAAACAGCAGCTGTAAATTCAATGGGACAAACGAATCCTAATTTTAGCGGATTTATGAATAATGTTATGAATAATGATAATTTACCTCCTCCTATGCAAACACAAAATGTTGATATTCCTAAATCAAGACCCGGTAATAATGAATCTATGGGAAGAAGTAGTTTTGTTGATGATGGAATCAATATGCGAGAGACATCTTCAAGAGTAAATAATGACAAAAGTTTTAAAAGAAATGAAATGAGAGGACCTTCTGATATTTCTGACATCATATCCGGACTTAAAACAAAAACAATTAATATCCAACAACCACCGCAAAATGCAAATGAATCTAGTACAATAAGTATATCTGACCTCAAAGACTTACAAGATGGAACATTACCTAAAAAAAGCAAACGACGTGTCAATTCTAACAAAAATACTGTAAGTTTAGATATTTGATAAACAACAAAAAATATTTTCAATGTTTTTTCGAGAACTACTATGTTGAAAAGATCTGAATGTTCAGCGATAGAGAAAAAAAATAAACTAAAATAAATATAAATATATATATAAATATATATATGTATATATATATGTATGAAATAACAGCATATAGTAAAAAAAAAGCAAAACAATTAGGTGTTACAATAAAACCATCCACCATAAAATACAAGAAAATAGATGTATTCAAAAAAGATAAACTTATTGCTTCAATTGGAGACAATAGATATAAAGATTATCCTACATATATTTTAGAAAAAGGCAAGGCTTACGCAGACAAACGACGAGCGTTGTATCACGGAAGACATCTTAGTAGTATTGAAGGTATTAATGGATTTTATGCCAAAAATATATTATGGTGATTACTAAATTTTAGAGACAAATGGAGAGAAATATAACATTATTTTATCAACTGATTTTTTTTACAAAACATTGAAATTTACTGTATTTGAATATAGAGATTTTGGATATATGTAATTAACAACTTGAATACCATATGTTCCAACAATAGCATTTGATGGAACTACAAATGATAATCTTTTTGAACCTAAAAATGATACAGATAAACCTTTATATTGACCAAAATTGACTCTTGAATACCCCATCGGACCAAAAATACTGAAATTGTCACCGTCTATAGTTATAACTGTAAATATACCATAAACTGATGAATTAACAGATAAACTATTAATTGAAGGGGATAAATCTGGGTATACAGGAACATATTTTCTACATTTTACTGATGAAGTATTATCTTTTATTGTATTTATCATTGTTTACATACATACATATATTTATTTACGCAAATTATTATTAATAAATATATCAGGAAACCCAATTCCCCATCCCTTTCCTATTCCGACCTTCGCAAAGCAAAAGGTATTGGGTTGGATTTCCTGATTTATGTAAGTAAATTATTAGTAATAAATATAAATATATTTTGTAAATAAAATATATGGTTGATAGTGATATAACAATAATAAA